AGATGTATCGGCATGACCGATACGGTTATGAGCGATGATGCCACTGTTTGCAGTGGTGTCGGAGTCTACCAGGAGATCGCCCGCCGTATTAAGGCGATAGATATAATTCCTGAGAATCGTGCAAGATGTGAGGTCTTTACCCGAGGCAACACCGATGATGGCGTTGGAATCGTTCACGCCCAATTCGATAAAGTTGTCATTCATAACTAAGAGGTCGACGTCCTCACGAACCGTGATAAAGTTGACACAAGCCGTATCAACATCTGTAACAACCGAGTTCGTAACCGAGAGCCCATCACAAGCATTAGCAACCGCACTCGTTCGGATACAGGTCAGGAAGTTTTCAGCCGTGGTATTTTCTTTCCACTCGCATTTATCGAAAGAAGCATTAGCGGCACTAACATCAATCGCAACCGTGATGTCGGCATGTCCTGCGCTAAATATGACATTCTCGAAATGTACATTAGCGGCTGAAACAACGATGCTGACGGATGCTCCTGCATCCAGGAGCAAGGTCGGACGGTCTGTACCCCTGCCAAGCCCGATGATGCTGACCCCTGCGACGTCGCAAGTGATGGCACTTGCACCCGTCAAGGTTTCGCTATGCCCTGTCATTACATAAATGACATCGCCCTGATTGGCGGTTGTCTGGTTGATTGCTGAGTCGATGGTGGTGAAAGGTGCGTCGGGGCTATGCCCAAATCCTGCCGTCGTGCCACCTGTTGAACTTCCACTGTCTACAAAGTAGATATTCCCAGTGGTGAGAGATTCGTTGACGACGGTATAGATACCGCCTGATTGCTTTCGTACAAATAGTTCTGTCTTTGCCATGATTGCCTCCTAGCTTTTCGGGGTTTCGACCCTTGTTGCATTGGGTGGCTCTAGGACGCCCGAAGGCGTCCTATTTTGAGCCTATTCATTTGTCTATGGATGTTCTTACCATCTTATCTTTCGGGGGCTCGGTTTCCGCTTTAGACGAACTCCAAACATCTGCAACGTACCTCTTCGCCTCGTCTTGACTGAATCCATGATCATCCATCGCCTGCCAGACGGCAGAAGCCCATTCAAGAGGCTCCATGCCGTCTGGTATCTGGCTGCGTTTTCCTGTGATTGCCCTAGCCATTAGGACGGGTTCACGTACACCTGGGAACCAGTGCTTGCGGCTCCCTGGAGTTCCTTCTTCGGATATGCGTAACCGTAACGAACGACCACCCCCGTCACGTTGTCGGTGCCAGTGTTTCCACCCTCTGCGACATATAAGCGGATATGATCGAAACCGCCGTCCACGTCCATATCTTCCGCCCTTGCCTCAATGATCACGAAATCTCCATCCGCATCAATCGGATTATCCGTGTCATAGTCTCCACCGCTTGCGTCAGTAGTAAAATCCTTGACGGATGTTCCAGAAGAATCTGTTGCCTGCTGCAACCGGCATTCATCTAAATCATCTGAACTATCCCAACTTGCAAGAACTACCAGTGCCATCACTCGGCTATAATTCTTCATGCTCAAGTAGCCGCCCGCGTTCTGTGCGTTGGTTCCACCGATGTCCGTTGTTTCCAACAGATCAAATGATGCGTGTTCCGAAAGTCTCATTGACATAATTTCCTCCTATTGCTCGCGTCGGGGGCTAAGTTTTGCCCCCGCGCCACTAGGTTACTGGGGCACCTGACCTGGGTCGTACTTGTCGGGCTTTTCTTCGGTCTTTTGTTCGGCCGTCATTTCCGCACCGCACCGTTTGCATGTCGGGGCGTATTCCTCGGCATCGTGCATCCGGCTACAGGTCGGACATAGTACTTGCAGTCCTGCGCCACCTGGTGCTTCGGTTGTTTGTAGTGCCATCCCTAGTCTCCTTCAGTAATAGATTATGATCGGGTCGCCAGGTTCACGAACGGGCTCAAGGTGTTGGATCCGTTTCGTGGTGTAAGTGCGCTCTCTAACCAGGGTCGTCCATCGAGTCGGCTTGTGAATCTCCATACGGTTTCGTCGTTCTGGAATCGTACGTGGGGCGAAGATGCCATGCTCAAGCTCTGGCGATCTGCGACCACGTAGTACCCGAAATCAACGAAGAAAATGTCACCGGCTGTTCCGAGTGTCTGGCATTTCTCGGAAATGATAAGCGGTCGACCGTACAGTGATGCAGGAGCCGCTCCTGCCATATTGTTCATCATAACCGCAGATCCACCCGTACCGACTGAACGGCTCATGCTGACGATCTGTGGAAGAGTGTCAGGATGGGCTACCCAGACCGCACGACTGCGGGAGCTTGGGAGCATCCTGGAGTACATCTTGTCGATGTTCTCCGCAACGATTGTAGTGGCTGCCTGACCTGTTTCCTTGGAAACTGTGACCAGAGCATCCGCATTTAATATCCCGACCGGTTGGCCAGAACCAATTCCGTTCAAAAAAGCATCATCCTCGAAAAATTGAAGTGCCTGCGGGAAAAGACGCATGAGCAATGCTTCCAGGGATATCGCCGAGTCTGCAAGAAGTTCATTTGCTGCACTGGTATATGCGGTCAACTTCTTGGCGGTCAAGGTGACACGCCCGAAGCTCGGTTCGCTACTTGTGTAGGATCCGGACTCTGGAGTCCAGTATCCACGAACCCCGCCGAACACATTGGTTGCGTGGGTCGTGTCGACTATGGTCGGGAGACTCAGGTTCAATGAACTCATCGGCATCCTGAACGCCCGTGGCCTTACAACCGCATCCTCCAGGGCTAATGCCAGGAGTTGGGTTGTGAAGGCATCAGGAACTAAGAAACCACCCTGATCGCCTTGGCCTTCCCCAAGAACCTTTATTTTTGGATCTACCCCGCGGGATTGTATCGTGCTAGGGGCTATAGCTGTTAGGAACTCTCCGAAAGTTGCGAATTGCCCATCCATTGCAAGGGCTTCCCGCTTGAGTGATGTTTCGGGATCCGGCGCTTCCCCAGACCTAAATGCCTTCGACTGCATCGCTACTTCATCGGCCATTGGTGGTCGAGATATGGCACCGGAATTGAAGGCCTCATCCATTTGGTCCTTCACCGTTGTGCCGACTTGCTCGGCAACCTTATGCTCGATATACTCGTTGAGCGTTCCCGCGTTCAACATATCTTCCAGTTCTGCCTGGGTCTTGACGTTCTCTGTAGTCATTACTTACCTCCGAATCTTGATTGAATTGCTTCCCTGACAATGGTGTCTACGGGCCTGGGTGATTCCTTCGGATGCGTATGCATAAATGCATGCATCATCGCCCGAACGTCATCCCTGACGATCTCGGCGATTTCCCTGGCAAATGCCTTCCTATCTTCGTCACTGATCCAGATCCGTCCGGTGACTTCCTCGGTTTCTTCAACCACCTCATCGGTCACTTCTTTGATCTCATCCCCGAAGTCACTCAGCATCTCATTCACCAGGGTGTCGATCTCTGGATGGAGTTCGATTCCCTTCAGACTTTGTAGTGCCTGAGCGTTACTAGGAACCGTTACCTGGGATACTTCCAACAGCTCCTGGCCCTGAAACTCGTAGGCCATATTTCCGGCTGTTTCGATTGTCTTGGCCTTCGACATGTCCGGAACGAAACCAACGCTAAAGGCCGCCCGACCCTTGCTTGCCAGGACGAACCCCCAATCGGCTTCGGCGTTCCCTTGCTTCAGGTAATACTGCGCGTCGCCGATAAGTTCCTTACCTTCGACCCTTATGTCAGTCCATTCGCCGATCTGATTACTCAGACCCCGATAGTTATGAGATGAGAGTAATATTGGATGCGCCTTGAAATTATTGAGATCCCAATTAGCCTGGCGGATGATATCCCCGTCACGGTCGACATTCTCGGTCGAAACCACGGCGGAGATCCTACCGGCGGCTTTGTCCAGGATCTTGATTTCTGTAGGTCGTACAAACTTCGTTCGGTGCGTCATTCCGCCCTCCCTTATCTGCGGTGAACTTGCGGGCTCAAATAGGATGCCTTCCTGTGTCGAGCAATGCGACCTGGCATCAGCAATAGACCAATCGCCCTTCGGGTATCGCAGGGCCTGAAGATTAGTGCCTTCGCCGTTGGTTCCCCATATGGCATCCACCCGCTTGCCATCTATTGTTTTCCAATTATTCTGCCTTCGAAATTCTTCGAACTGCGAAGGTGGTGCAATCCTGCAACTATGTTCCCCCGCGTATGGCATGTTCAAACTCCAATAAATAAAGCCCATTCAAGTCGACATACTGATGGCAGTATTACCGCTCAAATGGGCCTTAAAGACCTCGGGGCTATTCAATTGCTCAAGACGATACCATGACACCCTTTACACTGTCAACACAATAAAAAAGCCCCCCGCGATCTTCGCGAGGGGCGTAGCCGAGTCGGTTATCTCGGCGACCGTTGCGTTTGGTTTATTCGGTCGTTAGGATTCGGATTAGTTCGGCATGTCCTGCTTGTTGGGATTCCTTCGACCGTAGCGTTGAACCGGTGCAGTCATCGCAGAAGTGCCAGTTGGACGTTGTGCTGAATTGTAGTATCGAACCTGAGATTGCATCGGGTGCTGTGATCTCCGGATCAATCGCGATTGCCTCTACCTGGTGGCCGTTCTCACACTCTAGTGTTATTGTTATGCTTTCCATTTTCGTCTCCCCCTTCGTGTCTTGTATTGGGGCGGTAGAAATACCGCCCCTTAGCTTACTTGCTTTCGTTTAGTGATAGGCACTTCTTGCATGTGACTTTTCCTGTCGTTTCGTTGGTAAATGCGTATTGTCTTTTGCTGAAGATGCACCCCTGTTTTGCTTGGTGTACTGTGTTCATTCTCGTCTCCCCCTTCGTGTCTTGTATAATCTGCCTTACACTTACCAGTATGAGGCTTCAGGCATTACTTGTCAACACATTGACCAGTCGATTCCACGCCTGTGTACGCTCAATTTCGAAACTGAACCGCCAGTTTAAAGAAAATCACCGCATTTCTGCGGTGATTTCTTACAGTCACGGTTTAGATTTGCAGGAAGTCTGCTCGGTTCACTTCCCAGGAGTAGTCATCGTCCTCTTTTTCCTGGCAAACGAAGCAATCGCCGCAGTAGGGGTTCGTCTCTGAACATGCCCCGTTGCATAGGTCGCACTTGCAGATGATTAGGTGTCCGGTGTATTCGTTTGTGTCTTGGTATGCGTTGGTCATTTGGTTCTCCTCTGTTTTGTATAATGTACCCTGACACTTCCCAGTATAGGGCCTAGCATCAGTGTTGTCAACAGGTGGTCAAGTGTCTTTCGTGCCTAGATCTGAGCAATTTCTAAAATCGGACGCCAATTTGCCAGTTTCGAACAAAATAAAGCCCACGAAACTTAATTCGTGGGCTTTATTCCTGGACCCTGATTTGTCTACGCGATGCGTTCCGCCTTGCACTGGCGGCACTTGATCCTGGTACCGTCAGCAACGTCCTTCCCGAGTAAGCGGTTGCATCCAACGCACCGAAAC